AGCGTTGCGGATCTTCAACGCATCGTTTGCTGAATCAGCAAACCACATAAATGCTGTGGTGACCGACGGTTCAGACGATCCAGAGTTATTACTGAACAGCGCGTCAAAGTTGTTGTTCAGGTCAGCACGGACGTTTGAGCCGTTGTCGTTTTGAATTTCTGCGTCAGCTTGTGCCATTAGCCCTTACCGTGTCCGACAGCGTTCCAACGCACCGTCCTTTGTAAACGGGTGGTGCCGTTACTAGCATAAACCGATACGTCGAATCCGGTAGCGGAGAGATTCTCGATTTTGTAAAACTCGCCAGTGGCTTGGGCGTTGAAGATGATGCCGACAGACGGATCTACATAGAACCCATTGCCCGTTCCAAACGAAACAGACACGTTTGCGCTGGTGCTGGTCGTTACCGTGCCAGACAAGGTGCGGTAAGGCATCAACGCCTTAACGCGAAGCTCGTCAACAGAAATTTGCGCGGTGTCGTCGTTTGTCTCGAACTCGGCTTTAAGCTCAAAAGCACGGCACTTGATTTCTGCATTGTTGAAATGGCGCCAGCTCGTGAAGTTTGAGTCTGTATAACCGCCACCAGGAGGTGCGTCCTCCGTTGTTCGCACATACAGCTTGACGTCACAAGTCGTCGGCGTTGTGCCATCAAAATCAGCGATGGAGTCAAAGTCTGCAATGGTGTCCAGCTGACTGGCGTTAGGAAAGGACGAGCGAGCACTCAACGTGCTTTCAAGCCTCAAACTTCCAACTTTGCTTAACGTAAACGGGTTGCCATTGAACAGATATTCACCAGTCGTGTGCAATACAGAGCCATTCGCTGCCATCTCAAGCTCTTGATTGAGGCTGTCTACGCTGAGATTTGTTTTTGTTCCGGGGAAAGTCGGATCCTCTGTTGACGACAAAGCCGAGACCTCCTCGGTACTTTCAAGGTCGGGTTTGGTGTACTCAATCAACGCAAAGTTCTGACTTTCACGACCGCCAGAGTCAATAAACTTCATTGAATACGTTCCAGACTTGAGGTCTGCATAAGCTTCAGTTGCAGCGCCTGGAATCTCTTCAGAAATACTGGTTGAATTACTCCATGTTACGTTGCTTGTTTTGGGGGAGTGACGCAATCTGATGTGACCACCGTTTCGCACGTCTAGGTCAAGAGATTGACGCCAAGACAACTTAGCCTGTCCGTTGACCGGAATCATGTCAAAGTTGATGTAGTTAGCGTCAGAAAGAGTTGTAATTAGCTGTGGCGGAGCAGTTTTGCCTCTAATTGGCTCATCTCTAAGAATTGTAATTTGACTGCCACGACCTAGATAGTTTTTGGCCTGAACCTGCACCGTAAGGTTACCCGCTCGAATATCGCGGAGAGTGATTGAGGGCGAGGTAGTAACCAATGTCTCAAAATTATCATTATCAATACGATATTGAACACGAAATTCGCTGACATTAACGCGATCATGCTGCCAGCTAACATTTGCACCAACTAAAACCTCTTGGCCAGCATTGGGTGCGCCACCACCACCTTTCTCATAGAGAAACTCTTCTGCTTTTATCGCCGTAACTGCATTTGGAATTGCGGAAAGGTTTGTAATGTCTCGGGTCGTTAGTTCTGTGTCAGACTCAACTGCATCGTAAATCGAGGCGTTGTAAGCAGCTACGCTCACGCCATAAACACCATCTTCTGTTTCAGCAACAGAAAGAACCCTAAACTGTTGTGACTGAATGTCAGATGTCTGAATTAAAAATACTGAGCCCGCTGTAGGTGTTTGACTAAACGCAGATGTCACGTCAATCGTTGCTGTCCCATCAGCTTGTGGCTGGACGCCACCTGCTGGAATGCTGCGAGTTTCAGCAATGCCACTAGGCAGCATTACTGACACTTTTGGGTCGTTAGTAGCTGTAGCCAAACTGCCTGACAAGTTTGTACTGTTGTCAACAGTAAGTTGAATTGCCGTGGCAGAACGAACACGACCGCTACGACGAACACCAGCTCTTACAGGGTCTGCAATATCAACAACTTGGCCAGGACGAAGAATAATGCCGCTTTCAATGCCAACTGCAAACTGACACGTCTCAGTCAAATTTTGCTCTGACAACAAAGTCCACTTACCAATTCTGTGCGCTTGACCTTGGCTGTAACAACCAACAGCTTTGATGTCCTTGTTGATGATGCCGTACTTGGCTACAGCATCATGATCTTCAACGTATTCAAACTCTGTGTCGCCTTGTGTGTCGTAGTTCTGGTACGCAACCGTTGCAACGGTATGACGAGCTTTTTGAGACGTTCCAGTGTATGTAAACAGCCCGTCGATTACGTTTGACGGACCAAGCGCATAACTTGGATCAGTCGGCTTGTCTTGGTTGAGAACCAAAGAACCTGCGCCGTAGTAAGCAATGCCTCTAAAAATGGCTGTCATCTCTTGAATGACGTTGTAAACCTCAGCGCGGCTGTTAATCAACATGTTGAGGCTAAAACGTGGCTCTTGACCGCCTTTGCCATCGTCAACAAGAGCGTTGCAGTACTGACTTACAGAAAAGAAATCGTATTTATCGAGCGTGTCCTCAGGAATGCCTGCGCCATAACGACCTGAAATCAACAGGTCATACAAGCACCAAGCTGGATCATTCGTCCATGTTGCCGCTTGGAACGTACCGTCCCAAATACCGGAATACGTAATCCGTCCCAGGTGTGTGGTGGTGTCTACTGTTGCGTTACTTGGAATCTTGACCTTGATCCCACGAATCAGATATTTGCGGGTTGGGACGGTACTGAATTGGCGCGAGTCAAAACGCAGCGCAACGAGCGCAGAGTTTGGGTAGCTGAACTTTTCGTCAATAATCTCGTTAAAACTCTGGAAAAAAGTGGTGCTTTGAATTTTGGTTGTTCCATTAGGGCTAACCCTGAGCACACGAATCCGTACATTCGTGCTGCTGCTCAACGGAATCATGTAGTCACGTTGATAGCTGGTACTGCTTTTACCGCTAATCGTGCCAGAACCTTGTAAATCTACATCATTAAAACCACCACCGTCATAGTCAATTTGAATTTTGATCTCTACGCTATTGCCAACAATGTCACCATCGTCTTCAATTTTTTGAAGGCTATCAAGTCGTATTGTTACCCGAAGACGATCAACATTTTGTCCCTGTACGCTACGAGTTACAGCACCGGCCTCAGCGCCCGCATTAGTTCCGGTAGCATTAGTAACTTCAACATTGACTCGCCTTGGGACCGAAGTTGCCCCAAAATCGCCAGGAATATGATTCTGCGCTTGCGTCCCATTGCGCGTAACAACGGTGTAGCCAGAAAAGTTATTGGTGCCGTCTGCGTTTTGAACCGGGGTGTCGTCAAGAAAAATGCTTTTGTTGCCGTCGTCTAAACCTTGGATCTCCCCTTCGCTAATCAGATCCAAAACGTTGGCAAACTGAATCGACTGCAGACTGTCATCTGCCTCGGTAGGTGTGCGGCTGCCGCCGCCGCCCTTACCGCCACCACCAGCACCTTGAATGTATTTAGTCTGTGTCATGCCTGAACCTGATCAACATCAAGACCGCTGGATAGCACTGCCGATCCAACAAACACTCGTCCATAGGCTATTGGAACAGGCAAACCTTGTTTGGCGGTGTTGACTACGTTGTTAAAAACGAAAGATTCCAGCTTGGCGGCTTCTCGTCCACGCTCTAAACCTGTATCTGGTTGCGGCGAAATTGCTGTGGCTATTCCGCTAAGCGTTAAGGAAATACCAATGGTTCCAAGAGCACTGCTTGCAGCCGCCGCAAAAGCAGATCCAGTAGCCCCGGCTGAGCCTAATCCCAAAAAACCAGCACCTGTTGCTGCTGCTCCAGCAGTAAAAACAGCCGCAGTTATCAACGCCGCTCCAAGCAGAATCTGTCCGACACCACGTCCCGCGCCAGCGACAACCGGCGTAATGCTAAAAACCTCTTTGTCGCTGAAAGGCATGAGCAAAGGAGCGATGTTGTCCTCAGTCGCTTTTTCCTTGCTAACTGCAACTCGATAGCCAACACCGTCTTTTTCGCTGTCAATCAACCATTTCTCTAGCCCCGGAAAGTTGACGCACAACGCTTTAATGGCTTGCGCTGGCGTCGTCACATCAAACTCAAAACGGCATTGACCAAGCCGTTTACGCAAAGCGCCGTAGACCTTAACGACTTTCATGCCTCAAGGCGCAGGCAGTGCTCTTCCCATAGTAACCGCCATAAAGGTCTCTGCTAGACAGCCTGCCCTGCACATGATGCAGCACTTGCTGATCACCCATATAAATCGCCGCATGATTTGGCACGGGTGAAACCAGATTCATCAAAATCAAATCACCGCGCTGCACCTCCTCTACTGGAATCTTGCGAAATCCTTCCTTGCTGAAATTGTCTAGATACAGGTTTTGACCGTGATCCCACCACTGGTCACGCCTGTCATAGTCACGCAGCTCAATGCCGTACTCCCTTGCGTACCAGTCCCGCACAAGGGTGTAGCAATCCACCACACCGTGAACAAACTCACGCCCCACATATGGCAGCTCGAATCCAGCTGGTTCGCAGTAGCCCCACGCCTCAGTGTTTGGATTAACGATGAACCACGGCAGCTCCGACTTTTCGCAAGCCACACGATCAGCTGTTGATGGCTCAGGCTTTGTAATCGGATGGCTATGCACAATCGCTACCACCTCACCCTGGTCCTCTACTTCGTTCCAACCGCTCAAAACAAAGTGCTCGTCTGGGGTTTGAGCAATGTTTTGGCGCGGAAAGTACCTGCGTCGTCCTTTGATCACAGCAACTAAACCACAGCACTCACGAGGCGCTTCAGCCTTGGCGTGCTCAAGAATTTCAGCCTTCATGGCTGCTGACAACCGCATCACTTGATAAGACCTGCGCCGGGGAACGACCCAAACGGAAGCTCGTTATTATCCCCGAAACGGCACTTGCAACTGGAAATACGTTTCCCACACACGTCTTGAGCATCAGTCGTCACACCTTCGTTGTTCACATCAAACCGCCTAAAGTTGACGCCATCAATGTCCTTGCCTGGGCCAGTAGAGGGGTTGTAGCCACATTCCGGTGACTTGTAAATCCACTGGCAAATGTTGGCGATAATCTGACGTTTTGGCAGTTTTTGACCGGCCAGATCAAACTTGCTAGCCAGCTCAAACGTCACCGTGTCGCGTGACTCACTGGCTTTGCGGTCAATAAACCAACGCTCTTGCGGAAACTGCGCGTTTGGATCAGGCACCCCGCTGGGGTTGCCCACAGTCTCAAAGTTAAAGGTGTCGCCAGCCTGCGTGATCAACGTGTCGCCACCTTGCGTGATAGCGGCGTTTTCAAAACGAAAGTTAATGTCGTCAAGGTATTTCTTAAGCGTGCGGATGCGCCTAACCTCTGCTCCACCAAGGTCATTGCCCGCTGTTGTGACATTAACCAGTGCAAGCAGCACAGTCATCGTGCTGTCGAGATTACTGACCGTCAGCGTTGGGCGAGGCAACGTACCAGTGCTGGTGTACTCAAAGCCATCTGCCTTGATCGGTAGTCGCGTGTATTCCACCCCGTTAAATACGACGTTGACATTTTGGTTGCGGTCGTTCGCACTCATTCCAGCGTGAAACCGATACACATCTGAACTTCCATGCAAACTGCTATTCAGACGCAGTTCAAACAACTCAATAACCGCACTAGGGGCAAGCTTCAACAGCTCATCGTAGACACTGCTGATTGCAGTCCAAACACACGTTCCATCTGTAATGGTGCTGGCTATATCAGTTGGCCATGTCGGCTCTGAACTAGATGACGTGCCAGCAGTGGTGCAGCGAAACCACAAGCCAGTCCCATACGAAACCGTGGGACGACGAACGTCACCTACAGAAAACGCGGTGCTAGCGGTCCAAACTGCTGTTGCCATTACGGTTCAAATTTTTCGACGAACGTTGCTTGGATTGTGGCGCGGTTCAAGTATGGAATCGACTTGCTCCACTCTTCACAAATAAACTTTGAGCTTGTGCTTTCTCCCGGCGGCGTGAAATCAAATTTTTCCATGTTGTTTTCTGCCCGTGCGTCCAAAAACGCTTCAATGGTATCGGCGTCAGCTTCTGACACTTCAAAGGTCAAATTGTACGTTTTGGGGTTTTGATTAAGGCCAAACGTTAATCTGGCCTCATACCCATCGCCAAAACGCGCTCTCCTAAAGTTGGGAGCACTACGTTTTTGGATGCCGTAGGTAGGAGTGATTGACGGGAAAGTGGCCATTAGCTTGCAAGAAGACCGCCAGGACGTTTTTGCTTGACTAGCTCAGCCTGCACTG